CGCCGCTTCTTTGAGCAGCCCGTCGAGGACGGCATCACCACCTACGACGCCACCATCCCCGTCTTCACTGACAACCAGACCTACGTCGATAACGACGCGGAGGCTGAGTTCGTGTTGATGCGGGTGAACTTTGGACCGACCACCGAGCAGACCTTCTGCGGACCGATGGAGCGAATTCGCGGCTCCCTGGTGGTAGAGATCTACACCCCTAAGGGTCGCGGGCCTGGCCGCGCCCAAGAGATCGCCAGCGTGGTGACCTTCGCCCTGAACAACCTGCCCCTCCACCTCGACACCACGACTCCCGATGTGGTGAGCGGGCGCATCAACGAGATCAACGGCCCCACCTTCACCTCCCTGGACGGCAGACCCCACCAGCTGACACGGCTGAGCTGCGGGTTCCAGGCTGCCTACAGTTAGGGCAGCCTGAGCCCCCGCAGGTGACGCCCCCGCCTGTCGTTTCTCTGAGGTCCCCTAAGTGGCCGTCAACTGCACTACATCCGCCCTCACCGGCTCCGATGGTCTGATCACCTTCAAGCCTGCAGGTGTTCAGTTCTGTCTGTCAGACGCAACTGACTTCCCTGCCGGCAAGTACCTGACCGTGCCTGGCAACCATGACTACCGCGTGGGCGACCCCGTGGTGTTCAAGACGGAAGGTGCTGGTGTGCTCGACACCGCGCTGACCGCCAACACGAAGTATTTCGTGGTGGATGTCACCAAGACCAGCATCGCGGTGTCCGCCACCAAGGGCGGCGTGCCGATCACCCTTGCCGGCGCTGGCGGCCAAGCTGGCTCCGGTATCGCCTCCCTGGCTGCCGCCACCGCTGGCGCGGGCTACACCCCCGGCACCTACACCGATGTCCGCCTGGTGCAGACAATCGGTGGTGGCAGCGAGTCCAGCGCCCGCGCCACTGTTGTGGTTCCTGCCGGCGGTGCTCTGAACGCTGGTGCCATCACGGTCACCGTGGCGGGCAAGGGCTACACCACCGGCGCCGGCACCATTGCCCTGAGCGGCGGCCGCAACGCTGCTGGCGATGCGATCGACAAGACCGCTCCCGGTACTGCCTTCAGCGGCACTGCCACGCTGACCACCGCACGGGAAAACACCACCGGTCACATCAACGTCGGTTACTCCGAGTACAGCGTGACCTGCATGGTTCAGGAATGGAGCCTGGACTTCAGCCGTGAATCGATCGACATCACCACCCTGCCTTGTAGCACTGGTGGTGAAGCTGACAAATACGCCAGCTTCCGTACCACCATCCCTGGTTACGCCAGCGGTTCTGGTTCGATGAGCGTCCTGTTCTCTGGTGACAACACCAGCCTGAGCAGCCGCCTGATCGCCAACTCGCTGCTGAAGTCCCAGGCCGGCGCCACGGTGAAGCTGTACGTCAACGCCATCGAAGGCTCTGGCGGCATCATGGATGACACCGCGTCCTCCTACATCGAGGCACCCGTCTCGCTGGAGGGTTTCTCCATCTCGGTGAACACCAGCGATGCCATCGTGGCTTCGATCAATTTCAGCCTCTCCGGTCCCCCCAGCCACCTGTTCAACCTCAGCCTCGCCTGATAGACAGGGTTGGTCGAGAAGAGACGGTGCCCCGCTTCGGCGGGGCTTTTTACTGGCACAGGATCTATACTTAACTGAGTACACCACACCCCTGCATGGCATCTGCCATCCGCGGCCGCTGACCATGGCCGAGCGGGACAAGGCCCAGCGCACCGCCAAGGGTGACGACGCCAACGCCTTCGCCCTCCAGCTGCTGGTGGACAAGGCCCTCGACGAAGCCGGCCAGCGCCTGTTCATGCCGGCCGACCTGGCCGAGCTGAAGCATGAGGTACGCGACGAGGACCTCCAAAAGCTGATGCTCGCCGTCCTCACCAGCGCGGAGGATGAGGAGCCCCTGGAGCCCAAAAGCACTGCAAAAGGAGCTTGAGAAAGATCAATGGCTACTGCTGTCGTTCGCGGTGGCCAAGGAACTCGGGATGACCCTCACCCGCCTCTGGGCGGAAGTAACTCCCGAGGAGTTGTTGGGCTGGAGCGCCTACTTCGGTTATCTGAACGACCAGCAGGAGAAAGCCATGAGGCGGGCCCGCCGGTAGGCCCGCCAAGCAGGCAGAACGCCAGCTGGACAAGCTGACCGGGCAGCTTGAACAGCTACAGCGAGCAGGTGGGCTGAAGTTTGAGCTGTTTGGTAGTGGCGCGGGATTAAAGAACGCCATCAGCGGGAACTTGCCCGCTGCATTGAAACGTACCGGCGAAGCATTTGGTGTAGGTGCTGCGCAGGTCAATAAGTTTGCGATGGCTGCTCGCAATCTGGACAGCCAGATAAAGAGTGGCGCAATACGTGGAGGCGTCGGTGCTTTAGGTCTGGCACTTGCCAAGATGGCGCCTGCCACCGCACCAGCGGTAAAGGGCGTTGGCGCCCTGACGACTGCCCTAACAGGGCTGGTGGCCAAGACCACTGCCCTTGCTGGAGGCTTGGGAGGCGCGGGTGCCGCCATTGCTGGTGTCGGCGCTGGCATTGATACCGCAGCCAAAGCAGCCGTTGGCGGTAGCAACGCTATTCAGGAGCTGCTGCTCTACCTGAAGGATCTTCCGAACAGCTGGGGCTTGGCGGCGGTTGCTGCCATGGCGTTCGCGCCTGCGGCCATCACTGCCGGCAAGGCAATCAACACTGCGGTTGGTACGCAAGCGACCCAAAAGATTGCTGAACTCACCGCCGGAATCCGGAACGCTGCCTCTGCAGCGGAGAAGCTGGAAGGCAGTGTCATCTCGGCAGGAAATGCGTTCGAGGCGCTGCTGCAGGGGTCATCCCTCAACCAGCTCAACGCGCAGCTTCGCGACGCGGTAAGGCAGTCCGGCGAGTTTGAGTCCAGCACCGTCCAGGCATGGGAGGCCGCGCAGCAGCTGGCCTCCGCGATGAAGCTCCAGACGGTGGAGCAGAAGAAGATCAACGATCTGGTTCGGCAGGCCAAGGGCTTGCAGACCCAGGACGTTCGGGACACCGAGGTGTCGCGGCGGATGGCACTGCTCACCTCCGGTCGCAACGCCCAGAAACAGATGGCGGCCGAGCAGTCCCGCCTCAACACCGAGCTGGAGGACTACGCCCGTCTGGCTGCGGAGGTGGCAGCCCAGACCAAGGCATGGGCCGACAACCTCACCCGCGTGGAGCGTTCCAGCAAAGCCGGCGTGCTGGGCAACAAGAGCCAGATCCAGGCTCGCTTGGAGGAGATGCGGGCGAACAACCGCAGCGCCCAGATAGCCCGTGAACGCAGCGCTGCCCTCCAAGGCAAGGCATACGGACTGAACCAAGTTCCGGCTGGCGGACAGCTGTTCCCCGGCGGCAACACCATGACGGCCCAACCGGGTTACCGGGCCGCCCAGAACGCTGCTGCCACCTACAAACAGGCCGCCGAAGCTGCCAAGCCGTTGCTGCAACAG